CTACCAATAATAATTTAAGAATGATTATTCCTATGAATGAAGAACAAGGTATTATTATGTCTTCTTATACAGATAATAAATATGCTCGTTTTTGGAAAGAATTATTTGATAAAGAAGGAGAACAAGGTTTAAATAAAGAACTTGTTAGATTATTACAACAAAGCACTGGTTTGGAAGTTGATACCCCTATTAAAACTTATATTTTTTATTGGCCTTGTGGTGTTGGTTATTGGAGTATTGGTGCGAATAGTGAAAATGTTTCTAAACAAATGATAATCCCTTTTCCTGATTTAGATTTATTTATTTGTGGAGAAAATTATTCTCATCATAATCAACAATGGATAGAAGGCGCATTAGAAACAAGTAATTTTGTTCTTGAAAATTTATCTCTTTAATATAAAGTTTTTATATTTATATTAAATGATTAGTAAATCTTTATTTTCCAATGGTGCTATTGTTAATTATTTACGACCTGTTTATGACCCTATTTATACTTCTCGTGTTACTTCTGGTGGCCCTGGTGGTGGTGGATTTATTAGTGGTGCAAATGATTTGACCCTTATTACTGATATGAATTTAGTATCTTTCAAGCAAATTGAACAACTTTATGCTTCTAAAATGGCGAATAAACAATATGAACAAATCCCTCATGACTATAACCTTTATGTTGAATTATATGTTATGGTTGAACAAGTTAAACGAAAAATTAAAAATGATAAACTACTTACTTTAGTTCAAATTGTTGAAGAAGCTTTAGTTGGTGCTATTAATTCTTATGCTCTCTATGGCTATAATATTTCATTGAACTTGGATAAAGTTGGTCTTAAGAAAACTATTGATGATATTTTAACTGGTAAAAATGAAAAGGTTGTTGAAATGGCCCAAGCATCTGGTCAATTGAATATTACCAAGTCTTTCAAATTGGCTCCTGTTTTCAATTATTATATTATTATTTATGGTATGCCTGCTTATGGAGTTGGGTTTGACCCTGTTAAAATTAATTTCTTGGTTGATATTTTAAAGAGTAAAGGTATTAATCCATATAAGTAGGTTTGCGGGAAACCATTGGTTTTATCTAATAACCTTTCCTTTCTTTTGAAGTTTTTTGGTTGTTTTATTTGGAATATATTTTATTAAATAAAATAAAATAAAAAATATTTTTTTATTATATATTATATAGAATGGCTAATAAGTATTTTTTTAAAGATGCTAATAATAACAGTGTTGATATTAACACTATTTCACTAGGAAACCCTTACGAAGCTGGCACTAATAATATAACCATTTTTAGACAATCGTTTACTAATTTTCCTATTTCTAGTAATCAATCTTCTACATATAATTATATTGAAAAATATAATAACGAATTTGGTTATTCAGTTAATCAGAATAATACAAAACAGGACTTGATAAATCATATATCACCTTCTTATACTGAGGTTGCAGCGCCAAGGCCCAGCTATGGTCAGAGTTATTATGCTGGTTCAGTTACTATACCTACTTGGGCTAATTATGCTAGCATTATTTGTGTTGCTGGTGGTGGAGGTGGTGGTTATTCTAGTATTGCTGGTGGTGGAGGTGGTAATGGTGGTGGAGGTGGTGGTTATAATATTTATAAATATTTACCTGTACAAAGTTCTGGTAATTTATATTTACAAATAGGGGGCGTTGGTAATGGTGGTAGCAGTGCCAACACAAATAATGCGGGTAGTGCTGATGATTGCATTATATTGTATCAAAATACTGAAGTTTGTAGAGCGAAAGGTGGTCTTAGAGGCCTTAATAATCTAGGCTATAACACTTCAGGAATAGGATCAACAACCAATTATTTTGGTTATGATGTTACACAAGACACTTCAGTAGGAAAACAAGCAAGTATAAGTCTTAGTACAACAACCGGAAATGGTGGTAGAAGTTCTAATTTTCAAGGTAATCGGAGTGGTGGTGGTGGTAGCGTAACATTAAATTTAAGACAACAATGCCAAGCCGATGTTCCTGATATATCCTACCAAGCAACTGATAATTATTATTGTGGCGCTGGTGGTGATGGTGGTAATGGTAATGGTAGTGGTGCGCAACTCAATGGATATAACGGTAACTCAGGTATAGTTCGGATTTATTGGTTTGCTAAGTAATAGTTTTCCTATTATTATTCAAATTTTTAATAATATAAAAAACAAACTATATTTTACATTTGGAAATTTATCATTATATTTCATTAACTCTCCACTGTAATATAATGTATCTCCTACTTCTTGTTTATATTTAATACCATCTTCAAATATTATTTCATTTACTATATCATTTAATAAAATATTGATTGTTAATTTACCTTCATCTTTTTTTTCACTTTGATTATAATTATTTTTTGATATGTATATTTTATCCACATTTATATTAATATTTTCCAAATTATATAATTCAACCATATTATCTAGTAATTTTTGTAAATATATGATTACTAGTTTATAAAACGGTAATTTATATATTTCTTTATTATAATTTGTTTTCTTTTCTACATCATTTTCGTTATTCAATATTTCATTTAAAATCCATTTACAAATCTCTTTTGAAAATATATTTTTTATAAAAAATCGTTGATATAACTTATTATTACTATATTTATCATCGCTGTATTTTTTTTCAACTAATTTTTTATTTTCTTTTTTTTTCACTATAAATGTTGAATAATCATTTTTTTTTGAACCTTCTATTATTTTACCTAATAAACATAAAGCATTTTTTTTATTATATATTAAATCTTCAATTATATCTTCATTAAAAATATCTTCAATGTATATCGTATCTATATCATCATTACTTTTTTTAATTTCAATTACATTTTCTGTTTTTTTATAAAAATTATTTTTTTTCTTTTCGTATATTTCACCATCATAAATGTCTTTTATATTCTCCTTACTATCTACATTTTCTATTGTTTTATATGTTTTTCTATTTATTTTTCTATCCCATAGATTTATCATGATGGAGAAACTTGTTTCAATATTACTCGTATTTTCTGAAAATATATTTGTAGTTCCATAACAATTCTTACTATTAAATGATATCAATTTATTTTTTTTTGGAAATGTTAATACTATTTTATCTTCTTTATCAAAATCTTTATATAATAATTTTTCTTCGTCTATATTTGTTAAACAAGTAGGGAATTGTACTTCCTTTAAATATAATATATTTGATAATATTGGTTTTATAAATATATTGTTTGTTTCAAGTTCTTCTTCGTCACAATTTATTTTGAAATTATTTAATTGTATTTCACATGAAGACCAATATTCTATATAATGGTTGTTGTCATTATAATTTATATTTAATTGTTTGAACTGAAACATCGCTATATCATAAATACATTTTTCATATAAATTATAATATTCTTTGTTTGTATCTAGTATTTGTGGTATTTTATTAATATCCATATTTTTTTCGTTAATATATTGTTGTAATTCATTTATTTGTTTATCTGATAATAATACATTCAATATATTATAATAACTCATTATTATAAAACATATATAATTCTTTATATTCATTCTTAATAAATTTTTACTATAATTATTTTGATAGGATTACTATATTATTTAATTTATACTCATCATCTAAATCTTTAACTAAAAAATCATCAAGACCCCAGCAACTAACTATATAACGATAATCATTACCATTATCCTTTTTTATTATATGTGATACTTCATGTGGATGAGTCCAATATGGGGGGAATAATATAAAAGAACCCGCTTTTAATTTTATTTCCACATTTTGTATTGGAAAATTATATATTCCACCTTCATAATCATCATTTAATGCTCCGACTATTGTTATTGAACGAACAAGTTTCATAATATCGCCTGTTATAGGACTTTGTATTTTATCACCTGGACATGTTCCATCTGTATGAAGTCTTGTTTTTCCATATACTTTCCTTAATTCAAAATTAGTTACTCCTTCTATATTTATATTCTTTATTTTTTTAAAAGCTATTGTTATATCATATAATTTTTTTTCTATAATTTTACTAATATTTTCATAGTTAAATTTTATTATTTTATAACATTCTACATTATTATTATTTGAATAAAATAGTTTGATATTTTCTGAATCGTTCATTTTTTTTATCAAATCTCTACAAATATCTGTTTCTAATACATTTTCTATAACAAATATATTAGCATTAGTATATTCTGTAATTGTAAAACTATCAATCTTGTGTATTTTTGTTGTCATAATTATAATAGGTGTTAATATATTTTTATATTTATTAATAGATATAAAAATACTTTTATATTTTCAATATTATAATTATTAATGGATAATTGTGAAATAAATGACCCTTTTATTTATATTAATAAAAATTCTATTTCAAAGATTTTATGTAAAGAAATTATTTCAAAATTTGAAGATAATGAACAAATCAAAGTTAACGGATTGGTTGGTAGCGGTTTTCGTCCTGATATTAGAAATACATTTGCGTTGGATATTGATAAAAAGTCTGTTAAATGGATTAAGATTTATAACTTTTTATTTAAAGAATTATCTAGAAATATTCATAAATATATGAAATTTATAGATAAGGATTTCAATGATAATGTCATTTCTAACAATTTATGTCCTGGTTTTTTTTTACAATTTGATGACTTTATAATTCAAAAGTATTTAAAAAATGAAGGATTTTATATAAATCATAATGATTTTTTATGCGACTATTTTTTAAAACGATATCGTTTATTTTCATACATTTTCTACTTAAATGATGTTATTGAAGGGGGTGAAACTGAATTTTATAATGGAAAATATAAAATAAAACCTGAATCAGGTAAATTAGTTATATTTCCAAGTAGTTGGACATATCCTCATTGTGGTAAAATGCCTTTATCAAGTCATAAATATATTATTACTGGATGGATATATTGTAATGAAAACAAATATGTTATTAATAAAGTTAACCAAATTTCTGATTATATGAATACTAATAAGTTTTCTAATATTATTTCTAATGATAATGAAGATAATCGCATAATTAATAATACTAAAACAAATATAGAAATTCCAAAATATTTATAATATTTATATTTGTTTTATTTGGTATAATGGAAAATATACAAATATATAATAATTTTTTATCAGAAGAAGAACTTGAGCAATGTAAATTAACCATTTCTAAAAGTAATTGGAAATATGGACAATATTCTCAAGAAATCAATCTATCTACTCCTTTTTGGTATATGGAATTAATTAACGATGAATTTTTTACAATTTATTTGAAACATAAAATTGAGACATTAATGAAAAAAAAATTTAAAGTCAACCGTGTTTATGCTAATGGACAAACATTTGGTCAAGATGGGTCATTTCATCAAGATGATACTAATGATAAATCCACTACATTTTGTATTTATGTAACACCTTTACCTGATGATATTTTTGAACAAGTTGGTGGTCATATTTGGTTTAAAATACCTAATATGAATAATTTTTCGGTTTGTGTGGAACCTTTATATAATCGGGCTATTTCTTTTCCATCTCATTATTTTCATAAAGGGAATGCTTTTAATAGATATGTTCAAAATATTCGTATTTGTATTGCTTGGAAATTGGAAGAAATTATTTAATATTAAATTTATATTGAATTAAAAAACATAAATACTACTTTCATTATATATTATAATGAAATTATTATATTTCACTCCTTTATTAATGTATTTTAATTTGGTTCGTGGATTTAATATGTTTAATGGGTTTAGTAATAGTATTAGAACTGTTTTTAATAAAGGTATTCAAAATGATTTTTCTATTAGAAATTTGAAAACTATGAATAAAAATTTAAATATGAGAACCAAAAAAAATTATGATTTCACTTCCAACACTCGTTATATAAGCCCTTTTTATAAACCTCGTAGTGAAAATCAAGGGTTATATGTTAAATATCTTTGTGATACAAATATTCCTATTGTTATTGGCGTTGGCCCCGCTGGTTCTGGTAAAACTCTTTTCGCTTGTAATCAAGCGGTCCTTGCTTTGAAATCTGGCGCTGTTGATAAAATTATTCTTACTCGTCCTGTTGTTCCTGTTGAAGAAGATATTGGATTTTTACCTGGTAGTCTTATTAATAAAATGGACCCTTGGACACGCCCTATTTTTGATATTTTGTTAGAATTTTATCAACAAAAAGATATTGATGGTATGTTACATTCTGGTGCTTTGGAAATTTCGCCTTTAGCTTATATGCGTGGGCGTACTTTTAAAAAGGCTTTTGTTATTGCGGATGAAATGCAGAATGCTTCTCCTAACCAGATGTTGATGTTGACTACTCGTATTGGTGATGGTTCTAAATTGGTTATTACTGGTGATTTGAAACAAAGTGACCGTGGAGTTGATAATGGTTTAGCTGATATTTTACGTAAGATTAAATCTTATAATGATTTTAATATTTATAATAATGATGAATTCGGTATTCGTATTGTTGAAATGGAAGGTAAGGATATACAACGAAGTCCTATTGTCGCAAAACTTTTGGAAATCTATTGCGGGAAACCTAATGTTTCCCATCATTCCCCTTCCTTTTCAAGTAATGTTAGTGATAATGTTAGTGATAATGTTAGTGATAATGTTAGTGATAATGTTGGTGAACCTGATTGGAGTATTGGTGTTGAAAATGTCGTTGACCCCAATGAAATAGTTAATATAAATTTGAATGAACCTCTGCCAATTGTAAAAAATGATGTTTTTATTGATAATATTTCTGATTATGAACCTCCTGAAATTGAATATAAAACCCCTGATAATGACGCTGCGTTAACTCCTTTGAAATATACAAAAAGTAAACATTTTCCAAAGGATAGTCGTTTATAAAAATATATTCATATATTATATAATGGAACTATTTAAGAACATTGGTAAAATGTTTGGTTTTAGAAAAACACAAAAATCGCGTTCAAAAAAATCTCTTATTAATAATGTAACTAAACTCGCTTCTAAAGCTACTCGTTCTTTGACACCACCTTCACTTAAAAAAACTGTGAAAACTATTGGTAGAACTATTAGAAAATACAAGTTGAAATAAAGTAAATAATTTTTTATTTTTTATAATAAATTATTTGAGAACCTTTGTAATTGGTTTTTGTTATATTCTTTTATTTAGTCCTTAAAGAGAACCTTTGTATTTGGATTTTGTTATATTCTTTTATTTAGTCCTTAAAGAGAACCTTTGTATTTGGATTTTGTTATATTCTTTTATTTAGTCCT